TATGATAGAATCTCTGAAAAAATTAAAGGGAAAACTGTGTTTTTTGATGCAACTAACATCTTCAGTTATCATATGTCACATGCATATTATACTCTAGATGAATTGGTTGATTCATTTAATAACTTACTGGACGTTTTGAAACACGCTGATGGTGCTTACTTACGAGGATGGACTCCAACAAAACAGAGATTTGATAAATGGATATAGTATGTGTTCGTATCGGTGACAAATATGGACCAGAGTACGAAGAATACCTAGAGAGAAAGTTATCGAAGTATAACATCATCTGGATACGAGAGCCGTATGATGACAGGGTAACTCTACAGTGGAATAAGATGTGGGGTATGCAGATGGAGACAGACGAACCCATCTGTGTGATGGACATCGACGTTCTTCTCATCAACGACTACGAGAAAATTTTTGACTACCCAATTGAACGAGGTCAGTTTGTTGCGATGCCGGGATGGTGGAGAAACGATGTCAACGAGTATCGCATCAATGGTGGGTTCTTCAAATACTATCCAAAGGACTGTCGATATATCTATGACAAGTTCATGAGTGACATTCATTACTGGCAGAAGTTCTACATTGAAAACGGAACGACAACAGGACCAGTAAACGGAGAACAGTATTTCGTAGAGGATAGTGTCAGAGAACAGTTGGACCTTGTGGTTCTGCCAAACGAATGGTTTACAAGATGGGTTGTTAGCGACGATGTAGTTTCCGGCAGTGTTAACCGTTGGAACTATAAAATGACACAGAAGTATGAACAACTCACAGGTAATGACTACATATACATGGGTGGGGAATTCCATCCAGATATTAAGTATGTTCATTTTACTAATCGACTAAACAAGCCACATGAGTGGAAAGACTATGAAAATTTTCGCAGCAGTTAGTTCCTCTTCAGATAGTACATATCTTTTATATAAACTTCTCACTGAAACTACGGATCATGTAATATCAAGAATACTTCACCTTGACGCATCCGATCAGGACTTAGAACAATATCCTATTGTCTGCAATTGGTTGAGAGAAAACGTTCGTGATTTTGATTTTGGTTTTGCAGAGTTTGAAGATCATGCTAGTGATATCAAGTTAGAAACCATAAGGTCAAAATTTTATAATATTGCACTGTTATCAGAAATGCATGGTGTAGATTTGATATGTATGGGATATAATACATATAACTGGAGTCCCTCTAACTGGTATTTTCAAACTACAGACCCTATTGGAAAGTTTTATGAAAAGGATAATTCATATACTAGGTTAGATCATTCTATTCTTAGGGATTATACAGATATTACTATTGACTGGCCTCTAATGAGTCGTAATGATAAACCTATAGGAAGATGGGAAACTTGGGAGTTGATACCAAAAGAGCTTCAAAAACTAGTATCTATCTGTCCTTGTGGAGAATGCTCTAAATGTAAATGTTGGGAATGGTATAATGAAAAGAAAAAAGAGGGTTTTAGTGCAGAGGAACTTGATGATCTGATTATGAAAGAGGGAAAATACGGGAAATATTTCACAAAAGAAAGTAATCCAGAAACAAGACACATTGCTTATGTGGGTCATAAATTTAGAGGCAAAAGTTATCCCTATTGGAATCGAACTCATAACTATACGCCGGAGTTAACCTCTCAGAAAATACTACCAACGAAACCTCACAATACATAATGTTATAAATATATAAAAAAGGAATCTTCTAATGGCAATACCTTCTACCAGAGCAGACTTCAAGAATTATTGTCTACGGAACCTTGGATATGGGGTTATCGACATTAACGTGTCAGATGACCAAGTTGATGACCGTATTGACGAGGCACTACAATTCTTTGCAGAGTATCACTACGATGGATGTGAAAGGATGTACCTTAAACATCTTATCACAACCGCAGATGTTACACGGGCAAGGTCTAACGAGACACTAGCAACTGTAACTGATGTTGACGGTTCAACAACTGCCGTATGGTACGAGGGTAAGAACTGGATTCCTGTTCCTGATTCAGTTCTTTCAGTTATGCGAGTATTCCCATTCACTGATACAGGTGGTGGGTCTAACATGTTCGACATTCGTTATCAGTTAAGACTGAACGATTTGTTTGATCTCTCATCCACATCTGTTATTCAGTATCAGATGGCTATGGATAACCTAGACCTATTAGAACATATTCTTGTTGGGGAGACACCAGTTCGTTTCAACCAACACCAGAACCGTTTGTATATTGACATGGATTGGGAGAATAAGGTAACTGCTGACGTTGATTATATTATCATTGATTGTTATCGTAAACTTGATCCCGGCACATTCACAGACCTATACAATGACATGTATCTAAAGAAGTACGCAACCGCACTGATTAAGAGACAGTGGGGTGCAAACCTTTCCAAGTTTAGTGGCGTAGAGATGCTCGGTGGTGTGACGATGAACGGTGAAACAATTTACACTCAGGCGCAAGAAGAGATTATTAGACTTGAAGAAGAGATGAAACTTGCGTTCGAACTACCAGTTAACTACATGATTGGATAAACATGGCAGTCAATAAAGCATTTCACACAAGCAATCAACATGCACTTACCACAGAAAAAAATCTGTATGCAGATTTGATTGCAGAAGCAATTCAGATTTACGGTCACGATGTTTATTATCTTGACCGCACACTTGTGGCTGAGGACACGTTCCTTGGTGAAGACTCTCTATCCAAGTTCAACACTCAGTCAAAGATTGAAATGTATGTTGAGAACTCTGGTGGTGGGTATGCTGGTGAACGAGAATTGATGACTCAGTTTGGTTTGCAGAACCTCAGTGAAGTCACCTTCGTTGTCAGTAAGAGTAGATTTAGAGACATCACCAAACAGTTCACGATTGAGAGTGGTACAGATACACTCACAGGTTCTATTCTACTTGAGGATGGAACACTAGACAGTGACGAGGTTGACATTCCATCTTCATACGAGAGTGGGTATCTAATCTCAGAGGCATCTTCTACAGATGCAGATAGACCACAAGAAGGTGATGCAATCTACCATCCTATTCTTGGTAAACTGTTTGAGATTAACTTCGTTGACCACGATGAGCCATTCCATCAACTCGACAACAACCCAGTATACAAAATGCGTTGTCGCACATTTGATTATGGTTCAGAAGTTCTCGACACAGACATTGCTGCAATTGATGCAATCGAAGATGCAGAATCAATGGATGCACTCACTTATCAGTTCACACTTGAACAGTCAAGTGCAGTCAATGAGAACATCAGACTTGAAGATAACTCTGGTCTTCTTCTTGAGGAGACAGACGGAGACAACATCATTGGTGAAGACGACAGCAGTTCTGTTGGTGAGTCTATCCTAATTGAGAGTTCTGCTGATACTGGTGATCCATCATACTTTATCAATGAGGACTATATAGTAGGTGACCAAGTGACAGATAAGGTCAATCAGAATGAACTGTTCGATGAATTGGATGACACTATCCTAGACTTCAGCGAATCAAATCCATTCGGTGATGCAGGAGAAGTATCGTAATGTTGGGACAACAATTCTACCATGAAACCATTCGTAAGGTAGTCGTTTCTTTCGGCTCACTTTTCAATGACATTCATCTTGTTCGTAAGGACAACAGTGGAACTATTCAACAGTCTATGAAGGTTCCTCTTGCGTATGGTCCACGGCAGAAGTTCCTTGTTCGTCTGAATGATGATCCATCTTTGTCTAATCAGACCGCTGTAACTCTACCTCGTATTGGGTTTGAGATTACTGGCATGTCATATGACCCATCACGCAAACTACAACGTGTGCAGAAGTTCAAGAAGGTGAAGGGTGCAAAGTCTGATCAGTTGGATACGCAGTATATGCCTGTTCCATACAACATTGACTTTGAACTCTATATCCTGTCAAAACAGTCAGATGATGCGTTGCAGATTGTGGAACAAATTCTACCATACTTTCAACCTGATTACACGGTCACAATCAATGACAACACAGATATGGGTATCAAGAGAGATGTCCCTGTTGTTCTGAATAGTATTGGTTACGAAGACGATTATCAGGGTGACTTTGCAAACCGTAGAGCCATTATCTACACCCTCTCTTTTACTGCTAAGTTCCATCTCTACGGTCCTGTTACCTCTAGTAAGGTTAT